CTGCTCTTATCCCACCGTTATGTGTATTGCTTCCAGCTACACCTAAAGTCTTCTTGGCCTCTGTTTCCGAGAGCTTCTTCGTTGTCATTATCTTAGTCCCTTGGCGCTACTATATGCTAACTTAAGCATAGGTTTTGCGTAGCCATTGAGTGATAGGTCCGTTATAGCCCAAACTAAAGCATCAAGACGGTCAGGAGAGCCTATGGACCCTAGAGGTTCCCACTGCACCATCTGATCTTCTAAGTCGTTAAGTCCTCTAACGTGTTTAACCTTATCTTGCTCATACAATGCTGAGACTGGTTCAGCCCTAGCCATCTTTCCTCTTGAGGCATGTACGAGCTTTACAGGGACTGTTTCATCTTCTGTGTGTAATGTGTGGCGAACCATATCACCACCTTGGTTTCTCTCAGCGACAATCCTATCAGCCATATGCTCTCTATAGAGTTCTACAGCTTTAGATGCCCACTGCTGAGGTGTGTATCTTCCAGTATGATCCGCTAAGACATAAGCTATGCCATTAACATCAATACCAGCAACAACAATACCCGTCATATCACTCTCCGCATTAGAGGTAACAGCAGGGTCAATAGAAACGACAATACGGTTTAGTGTAGGAACCTCATCAGGCTCAACTTCACATTTAGATAGTAAATTCCTATTCCATAAAGCACCTGAAGCTTCATCTAGGACTTCAGCATAAAGCTCTTGCCTACCTAACCTAGTACCCTCATAAGTCTTACGTACAGCATCAATAAAGGTATCAGCTAAGTTAGCAGCATTATCATAGGTACTACCCTTAGATATAGTCGTCTTAGTATCAGAAATAAGGGTTCTTAACAACTTAGTTGTCTTAGGGGTAGTCGTAACAAAAGAGACAGGATGCTTGCCTAAACGTAACCCAAATTGAGCCATATCCCAAGTCTCTTGAGCATTCCTCCAAGCACAAAGCTCATCTGCCCACATAGAGTAAGCCTGAGGCCCCCTAAGTCTCTCTGGGTCTTCTGCTGAGAAGAATACTGCCTTAGCCCCATTCTCCCAAGTCAGTGAGTTATTCGTGGGACTCCAAGTAGGAAAACCTATGTGTTTCCCTCTGTAAGTCTTATCACCACTCCAACATACATTAAGTAAACCAGAGTCGCCTTCAACCATAACCCTGCGTACATCACCCTTAGTAGGTGCGACACAATGTACGATCTTATCACCCTTCTTAATCCTATGCCGAACCCACTCAGAGCCAGCCCTTGTCTTTCCCCAACCACGACCAGCTAAAGCAACCCAAGTATTCCAATCACCACTTGGTTCTAACTGTTCAGGTCTAGCCCAGAAGTTCCAATCATACTTAAGCTCTTCCGCTTGTAGGGACGACAAAGAAGATAATATCTCAGATACTTCAGAGTCGGGTAGACTTCTTAAGTCCTCAGCCGTTATCTTCTGCTTCATTATTAACCTTCTTACCAAGTAGGCCCATAAGAGTCTCTACAGCAGAGCTATCTTCCTCTTCATCACTACCAACTTCTCTCTCTTGGACAGTGTTAGTAGGACTCCAACCACCCTTACTACGCAAGAATAACTCTTGGGATTTAAAGTCACCCTCTAAAGCTTGCTCAACAACCTTACTTCCAACTTGACCTATAATGTCAGCCTTAGTCTCAGCGATGTCATCCCCATATAGCTTATAGAAGGTAGTCGTACTGCAAGGCGCATTCTGAAGGCTCTGTACCGAAGCGATAATATCTTTAATAGAGACACCATTCCTGATGCCCTCCTTAACCCTCTTTGCGATAATATTACTATAGGGGATTTTATTCTGCATGATTCTTCCAGTAATGGAGGCTTGACTCTACCGAGTCGGTTGGTGGGTCGAGAAGGAATCGAACCTTCCGTACTCTTCAGCGAGGGATTTACAGTCCCCTGTCACACCTTGTGACATCCGACCCAATATTTTGGAGCCTCCACACGGTCTCGAACCGCGGACCTACTGAGTACAAATCAGTTGCTCTACCAGCTGAGCTATAGAGGCGATTAAATAGGAACCCCTCGG